CAAGGCGAATTTTTAAGACGATTGTATTTGCCTTGCATAAGGATTTCGGCTTTGGCCGTGACAGATGTGCGAAGGCACTAAAGTCTATGACCGAGATAGTCGAACACTCGGACACGGACGAAGTGTTTTGGGAGCATATCGACAGGGTTGTCATCGACAAGCTGAAACTTGAATTTGACAAACGAGATTACACTGACAACGGAAAAGTTGTAAATTATGAAGGAGACGAAGAAAATGATTGATTGTAATATCACTAAAAACTATTTGAGTGAACAAGCTCGGATGACAAAATCAAGTGATGTTGGTGTGTGTCGCATTTCGTGTAATCATTGCCCATTGAGCAGATTTAATAATGACGAAGAAATGCTTTGCACTGAATTAGAATTAAGGCACCCTGAAAAGGCAATTGCAATTGTACAAAAATGGTCGGATGAACATCCGCAGAGGACTTATCTGAGTGAGTTTTTGAAAAACTACCCGAATGCAAAGCTTGATGAGGACGGCACACCCCATAAATTATGCCCTTGGCATTTAGGATTGATAAGCGTAAATAGTTGTCACAACAACTGCGTAAGATGTTGGAATCAGCCTGTTGAGGAGAGTTAAAAAATGGCATTTCCTGAAAAGCTAAAATCTTTAAGATTAAAGCACAAACTAACGCAAACTGGGTTAGGTGAAAAATTGTATGTAAGCAGAAGTACGATTTCTAACTACGAGAAAGGAAAGTTTGAACCTAACATTCAAACTCTAATCGAAATGTCAAAACTCTTTAATATTCCGATTGACGAACTGCTGAAATGAGGTGAAAAAAATGGATAATAAATTAAAGATTCGTGAGATGTGCGGTGATTATGCATTGGATATACCGTTCGCAGACGGTAGTGTAAACACGATATACTTTAATTCAAAACGAAATGCTGAAACAGTTAAGCATATTATCGAAGTTGACGGAAGTAAACCCAACGAAGCAACCGTGTGTGATATGCAAGAGATTAAACACGGAAAGTGGGAAGAAATCCGAGATGCCTATGGGCAACTTGAAGGATGGATTCATACTGAATGTGGTAGAGAGGTAAAAATTAAAGAGAATTATTGTCCTTACTGCGGTGCAAAAATGGATAAGGAGTGAGCAACAATGCCTTGTAAAAAATGTGGATTGCAATACTCAAGTTATTGCGTTGATTGCGCATATGTAAAAACAGGACTTAACTTAAACGATGAAGAATATCACGAGATTTTGAAATTATGGAATGAGCAAGAAAGGGGGAGCAAGAATGAAAGCCCATATAACTAAAGAGCCTGCTGACATATGTGAGTATTATACACAAGATTGTAATCTATCTTTTCTCGCTACCGTTACATATCATCCACCTGAGAATAGTCATAGGAACGCACCTTGTCCTTGTGGAAGCGGAAAAAAATATAAAAGATGTTGTTTGATAAAGGAGAACAGACAAAATGACAAACTTTGAAAAAATCAAATCAATGAGCAAAGAGCAAATGACACATTTTATGCTTGATATTATGCTTGACACATTAAATAACAATGTTTGCGGTTATTGCGAAAATTGTGATGCTCCTTGTCTTGGAAATGAAGAAATTATTAGAAAATGGCTTGAAAGTGAGGCAGAAGAATGAAAGGCGTTAAAAATATCACCGTTAATTACGATAACGGCGAAACAGAAACCTTAAATAAAGGTGTAGTTGTTGGTTTTGATGAAATCGACAATGAAGAAGAAACTATCAAAGTCAGATATCGTATGTGCGATATTAAAGGCAAGGATTTGTATTTGATTGTAAACGCAGTTATTGCGTTGGCACAGAAACTTGGTATGCTTGACGAGGAGGAGCGTGATGCGGATTGACGGTTAAAGATTATTTATATTCGGTCAGGGTTTCGGATAAGCTGATCAGAACGAAAGAACACGAGCTGTCAAAACTTAGGCTGAATATTGCACAGGTATCGGTTAAGCAGAACGAGCCTGTTAAGACATCGGGAGTGAATGACCCTATGCGGATTGTTGACAGGATTGCAGACCTTCAGGCTGAAATCAATCGGGAAATTGACAATCTTGTGCGGTTGAAAACTGAAATCCGCAGTAAAATCAACGCACTTGACGATTACCGTTACATTGCAATTTTGACCGAGTATTACATAAATTGTCAGAGGTGGGAAGATATTGCCGAGAGTATGGAAATGAGCGTAAGGCATACCCTGAGATTACACGGCGAAGCGTTACAGGCGTTCCGAAAAAAGTTCGATTTCTCGTAAAATTATTTTGAAATGTCATTGAATGTCACCCTTACCCTGCGTATAATGGTATTATGAAAGTTTGACAAACAGGACATATGCGAAACTCTCCTAAGATAAAAATTGCACAGACCGCTCTCACCCCGAGGGCGGTTTTGTGTTGTGAGGGAAAAGAAAGGGCGGTGATACCGTGAAAGACAAATTAAATGCAAGACAGAGGAAGTTTGCGGAATATTATGTGCAGAGTGGTAACACCGTTCAGAGTGCGATACAGGCAGGATATTCAGAAAATTACGCAAACGCAAGAGCGTATGAATTGTTGGAGAATGTTGGAGTTTCAAAATACATCAAGGAGCTTTCTGATAAGCTCAAAGATGAGCGCATTATGAGTGCAAAGGACAGACAGGTTGCTTTGTCCGATATTGCCCGAAGTGCTGAGCAGGACACCTCCGACAGAATCAGGGCGATTGACACGCTCAACAAGATGACGGGCGAATACACCGTTAAGGTTGACGCAAAGGTTGAGCAGTCCGAAAAGCTATCCGATGTGTTCAGACAATTGGGTGGTGAGGGACTGAGTGAGTAACAAATTCCCGTTGTCACAAAAGTATATCGACTTTATCAACACAACAAATGTGTCGGCTGAATTTCTTGAAGGCACTACAGCCTCAGGAAAAACAACAGTCGGAGCAGGCGTTAAGTTTATGCGAATGGTGTCGCAGTCGCCGAAGAAGCTTCACGCAATTGCCGCCAAAACAACAGGTAAGGCTGAGGAAACTATAATTCAGCAGGATAACGGTATTCTCGACCTGCACCGTAACGCAGTTTACTGTGGCAACGGCGACAAGGATTACAAGTTGCCGCATATCAAGTTTGAGGGCAAAATTATCTATATTCTCGGTTACAGCAGTCGGGATAAATGGGAAATGGTTCTCGGTGCGCAGTTTGGGTGCGTGTATATTGACGAAATCAACACCGCCGATATCGAGTTTATCCGAGAGATGTCAACCCGTAATGACTATATGCTTGCAACGCTGAATCCCGATGATCCGAGCCTGCCTGTGTATAAGGAGTTTGTCAACCGCTCCCGTCCTTTTAAAAAATATGAAAACGATGTTCCTCCCGAGATTACGGCGGAGCTTACCGAAGAACCTGTACCGAATTGGCGGTATTGGTTCTTTTCTTTTGCCGACAACTTAAGTCTTACACCCGAACAGATTGAAAAGAAAAAGAACTCTGCACCGAAAGGTACAAAGCTCTATAAAAATAAAATCTTAGGTTTGCGAGGCAGAGCAACAGGTCTTGTGTTCCCGAATTTTGAGAGGGCAAGACATATCAAATCAAAAGAGTGGGCAGGAAAGTTTTTGAACTGTAACCGCAAGTCGGAACACTTTGTTCAGTTCACCGCAGGTCTTGATACCGCCTATTCGCAGAAGTCGCCTGACACTATCGCAATGACATTTTACGGCATTACCAATCACGGCAAGTGTGTTCAGCTTGATGAAAGAGTTTATAACAACGCTGAAATGCAAACGCCTATTGCCCCGAGTGACACGGTTAAGAATTTTATTGATTTTCTTGACCGCAACCGTGACGAATGGGGCTTTGCACGCACGGCTTTTATTGACAGCGCCGACCAAGCGACTATTACCGAATTTCAAAAGTATAAGCGACAGCACGGCTGTGTCTATGACTTTGCAAATGCATGGAAGAAAACGAAGATTATCGACCGAATCAATCTTGTACTCGGCTGGCTTGCCACCGACTGTTATTTTGTGCTTGAACATTGTAAAAGCACGATTGCCGAGTTTGAAATTTACAGCTGGCGAGAGGATAAAGACAATACACCCGAGGACGGTCACGACCATTGCATTAACAGCGGTCAATATGCGTGGCTGCCGTTTAAAAATATTATTGGAAGTGAAATAAATGGGGCTGATTAACAGAATGGCTGAATCTATCAGATCTGGAATTAAAAACTTTTTGCAGATTACTCCTGCAAGCGACAAAACAATTACCGTCACCGAAACAAGCAATCATCTGACCGAGTGCTTTATCAATCGCATTTGGTATTGGGGCAACAGCAGACAGCTTGCGGAGCTGTACAGGCAGATTGATACAAACAAAACTATGTTTTGGGCGGCAAAAAGCACAAAGGGACTTGAAATCCGTAAAATACACACGGGTTTGCCGGCACTCATCTGCGAAACGCTTGTGAATATCGTAATTGCCGACTACAACGGCACAGATGTTACAAGTAAAAATTCAACCGCTTATGCAGAGCGTTGGGAAGACATTGAAAAGCAGAACAAGCTGTCCGACACGGTTAAGCAAATGCTCCGGGACCTATGTGTTGTCGGTGACGGTGCTTTTAAGGTCAGCTTTGACACGGCTGTATCAGATGTGCCGATTGTTGAATGGTATCCTGCCGAAAACATCGACTTTACATATGTGCGCGGCAGAATCCGAGAGGTTAAGTTTTACACCGATTACACGCAAAAACACCGCCGTTACCGTTTTGAAGAAACATACGGTTACGGCTATATTCACTATGCTTTGTACGATGACAACGGCAAAGAGATTGACCTGCATACAGTTGACGCTCTTTCGTGGATTGATTCAAAGGGCGTTACATTTGACGAATCATATATGTGGGCTGTACCTGTCCTTTACGGCAAATCGTGCCACAAGGGCAGAGGTGCGGGCATTATCGGCATAAAAACAGACGCTTTCGACAGCCTTGATGAAGTGTGGTCACAGTGGATGGACGCACTCAGAGCCTGCCGAACAAAGCAGTATGTGCCTGATTGCCTTGTTCCGAGAAATCCCGAAACCTGTCAGCCGATATCGCCAAATCCGTTTGACAACCGATTTATCACCGTGGGCAACGATATGTCTGAAAACGGCAACGGCAACAGGATTTACACCGAAAGTCCGCAAATTCAGCACGAAAGCTATTTGAGTTCATACATTACTGCCCTCGACCTCTGTTTGCAAGGTATTATATCGCCGTCAACTCTCGGCATTGATACGAAGAAGCTTGATAATGCAGACGCTCAGCGTGAAAAGGAAAAGACAACCCTTTACACAAGGCAGAACCTTGTGAAAATTACGCAGAACGCACTTCAAAGCCTTGTTGCAGTTGTACTCAATGCAGACGGTGAACTTAACGGCAAGGGTATTGTTGAGGGCTTGGAAGTGTCCGTTAACTTCGGCGAATATGCAAATCCGAGCTTTGAAAGTCAGGTCGAAACCGTGTCAAAAGCAAGACAGGGCGGTTTGATGTCAGTTGAAACCTCGGTTGACGAGCTTTACGGCGACAGCAAGTCGGAGGATTGGAAAGCCGAAGAGGTTCAGAGAATTAAGGAAGAACAGGGCATTGCAGGCGAAGAAGAAAAATCGGAGCTTGACGATGTGGACCTTACCGACACGGGCAATGAACCCGATAAACCCGAAGATATCGCAAATCAGGACGATGACAGCAAATGGGTAAGCAATGAGTGATTACAACATTAAAGAGGCTTTTGAGAGAATTGAAAACGAGCTTATCGACAGCATGATGCGCAATTTCAGCCGTCACAGAGCCGAAGAAACCAAAGAGGGTTACAACTGGACACAATGGCAGGCTGAACAGCTCAAAAGTCTTGAAGAGTACCGCAAGCACAACGCAAAGAAATTCGGCAAGCGTTTCAAAACCATTAACAGCAAGGTTGAAGAGATGATTCGCACCGCCAAAGCTGACGGAAATGCAAGTCAGGAGGCAGAAATTCTTGAAGCTGTCAAGGACGGTTTCAAAGCCCCGAAAAAGCCGTCAGCACACAGCACAGCCGAGTTTTTTAAGATGAATGACCGTAAACTTGACGCACTCATAAAATCGACCACAGACGATTTAAAGAGGGCAGAAACGGCGGTTTTGCGTATGAGCAACGACAAGTACCGCAAGGCGATTTTTAACGCACAGGTTGCAATGAACACGGGTGCGGTTACATACGAAAAAGCCGTTGATATAGCTTGCAAAGATATGCTCAACGCAGGTCTTAATTGTGTGGAATACAAAAACGGTGCAAGGCATACGCTCTCGGATTATGCAGATATGGCGGTTAAAACAGCCAACAAAAGAGCCTATCTGCGTGGCGAGGGCGAAAAGCGAGCCGAATGGGGAGTATCCCTCGTTGTTGTGAACTCAAGACAGGGCGGTTGCCCCGATTGTGCAAAATATATCGGCAAGGTGTTTATTGACGATGTTTATTCAAACGGCAAAAAGTCAGACGGAAACTATCCGCTTCTCTCAACCGCAATCAAGAACGGTTTGTTTCATCCGAGATGTAAGGACAGCACAAGTACATATTATCCCGAACTTGATGATTTGGACGCACCGTTGTCTGAAGATGAAATCAAAGAGCTTGACCGTCAGCGAGGAATTGAGGAAAAACAGCAGTATGCACAGCGACAGGCAGAACGCTTTGACCGCCGTGCCGAATACAGTCTTGACGAGGACAATAAACGCATTGCCCAAACCCGAGCCGATGAGTGGCACGATAGGGCGAATACGCTTGAAGAAAAGGCAAAACAATTCTCACTAAACACCAATGAACAGAAATATTACAGACCTGTTTTTGAAGAAGATATATCAAAAACTTTTGAACGCAAAATTGAGGGCGAAACAATTACAATTGATACCCACAAGGGAAATACATTGTGTGATAATGTTTATATTTCAGATAAGGTAAAGCTAAAACGAAAAGAACTTCATAATTTTGATATGCAAGTGAGAAAAGCGTTTGATATGCTTGGAGAGGTTGAAACAAGCGGAAAGCCTGAAATTTGTATTGTCACTCCCGAAGAAATGCGAGTAAATGCTATTGCTTCATATATGCCAATGCAGAATGTTCTAAATGTCAATTCAGCATACTTTTCAACAAGTGATTTGTCAGGCTTACAAGAAAACTTGGCTTGTCCGCAAGACAGATTGAGTACAATTCTGCACGAACTGATTCATTGGCAAGACGCTAAAAATTACAGAGCAAAATTCGGAAGTATTAACGATTATTTTGAATATTGCGATTACCTTAATAAAATTTATGCTCCAAAGGTTGAAAAATTGATAAATAACGGTTATAATATAGAGGATATAAGTGAGTATGCTTTTGAATGCTTAAAAGATAAAGCTATGGATGAAGTGTATAACGAGTACAGAGTCAGCAAACTTTTAGGGTGATGATGGTATGAGATTGATACAAACTGAAGAACAAAAATCTCTATGGAATGCGTTTAAGCCGTACCTTGTAACAAATGGTTTAAATGTCACTTTGCGTGAAGATGCTCCACAAGAAGCTAAAGATGCTGAAGCACTTTACAGTAAGCTTAGAGAGAAACAAAAAATGCAATATCTAAAAGATAGTGGCATAATCTAACCGCTCCGTAAAAAGGGCGGTTTTGTTATATGCAATTCACAAAAACAGCATAAAATTACGAATTGAGCATTTTATAATCGACAGCAATGTTGATTATAGGGTGCTTTTTTGCATTTAAACCCGTCGATTTCGACCAGTTTAGAAAGGTGGTGACAGAATGAAAATCAGAGTAACAACAGCATTTAATGACAGGCAGAACGGCTATGTAACCCGACCTGTGAATGAAGTTTTTGAATGCTCCGAGCAGAGAGCAAAGGAACTCATTGACGGCGGTTTTGCAGAAGAGGTCAAGTCTGACGCTCCCAAAAAGCCGAGAGCCAAAGCAGTTAAAACAGAAAAAACAGAAAAAGCGGATTAAGCACTTTACGAATATGTAAGGTGCTTTTTTATTGTCCGAAGACATTAAACTACGGGAGACACCGTGCAAAACTGAAACAGAGAGACACTCTATAAACTGATTACGGGAGACACCCGAAAAACTGAAAGGATATGAAAAAAATGGCAGAACCAAATCCAACACCAACCCCCAATGAACCGACACCTGCACCGCAGGGAACACCGCAGGGAAACGCTCCTGCCTTTGATTACGACAAGCTCGCAAGCCTTATTACAGGCAAACAGAGCGTGACAGAGGACACCGTTTTGAAGTCATATTTTAAGGAGCAGGGATTGTCAGCCGATGAGATGAAAGAGGCTATCGGTGCTTTTAAAAAGCAGAAAGCCGAGAACACTCCCGACTTTGCAAAAATGCAGTCGGAAGTTGAATCTGCAAACAACGCAAAGCTCACGGCAGAAGTCAACCAATCGGCAACCCTCGAAGCCGTAAAACAGGGTGTTGACATTGCAACCGTTCCGTATGTGCTTAAAATTGCAGACTTTTCAAAGGCTGTGACAGACGGCAAGGTCAATGCGGAAAAGCTGACAGAGGCTGTTAAAAAGGTGCTTGACGATATCCCCGCACTCAAGGGCAAACCTGCCGAGAACGGCACAGGAGTTAAGAAAATCGGCGGTGACGGCAACGGTACATCGGATGGTACAAAACCAAAGGCAAATGTTCCTACCAAAAAATGGAACAGATTTAATATTTAACCAAAGAAAGGATTGAAAAATTATGGCAAACACAAATAACTATGCCGAGCAGTTCAGCCCTGATCTGCTCGAAATTCTTGTTCAGGGTACACTCACATCACCATTCATCACTTCAAATGTAAAGTGGGTTGGTGCAAGAACTTTCCACTTCACACAGATGAGCACATCAGGCTTTAAGAACCACAATCGCAACGGCGGTTGGAACAAAGGCAAATATACACAGACAGATGTTCCTTTCACTTGCGAGCACGACAGAGATATTGAGTTCCTTGTGGATAAGGCAGATGTTGACGAAACTAACGCAACCGCAAAGGTTGAGAATATTTCAAAGGTGTTTGAGCAGACACAGGTTGCTCCCGAAACCGATGCACTTTTCTTCTCAAAGGTTGCAACAAAGGCTCAGGCAACAGACGGATATCATTCTTCAACAAAGACATCGGAGTGGACTAAGGAGAACGCTTATTCAAAACTCAAAACAATTCTCTCTGCCGGCAAGCTCCGCAGATACAAGGCAAGAGGCACACTTGTTGCCTATGTGACATCTCACATTATGGACTGCCTTGAACAGTCAACAGAGTTCACTCGTAAGATTGAGCTTACACAGATTGCAGAGGGCGGTATCGGCATTGAAACAAGAGTGACCGAGATTGACGGTTGCCCTATCATCGAGGTTATTGACGATGAGCGTTTCTACGATAACTTCAACTTTAACCCCGATGACGGCGGTTTTGAGCCTGCAACAGGCGCTCACAAAATCAATGTTCTTGTTGCTTGCGGTGAAACCTGCAAGACTGTTCCGAAGATTTCAAGCATTTACTTCTTTGCTCCCGGCTCACACACAGAGGGTGACGGCTGGCTCTATCAGAACCGTTCACTTTCCGACACATTCGTATTCCCGAACGGCAAGGACGGCAAAATTGACAGCATTTATGCCGATGTTGACACAACGGCGGTTGCGTAATGTATGCTGATTACATTGAACATCAGGGCGGAGATGAAAACAGTATTATCTCTGCCGAACACATTGATGTTCTGACTTTTAACCGCATTAATTTTGAAAAACTTTCGGAAATGCAGAAGAGAATCATCAGCAGAGTGCATAGCAGACTTACTGCTTTTGAAGAAGAAAATGCCGATATGATTTCTTCCTACCTGAAAAGCTATTCAATCAACGGCACATCAATGGAATTTGGCGCAAGCTGGAATTTAATGTGTATCAGCGGAGTGGCAATTCCTGCCGACCTCTATGCGTTGCTAAAATCAACAGGACTTTGTTATCCTGCAATCTGAAAGGTGCGTGAAAACCGTGAAATTTCCGTCACTTGTAAAAAAGCAGTTCTGCAAAACTCCTGTCGAGGTCACAATCTACGGTGAGGGAATAACCGAGGACGGCTCTCCTGTTATCGCATTTGAGTGCAAAAACCTGTATCCCTCCGAAAATCTTTATCCGTCAGCAACCCTGCACGGTGGCTCTGCCTTGTGTAATATGCAGTCAAAGGCAAAGACAGTCTATACCAAAGAGCAGAAAACTGTTCAGGTGTCGGCTGTCTTGCTTTTTGACGGCGACATTGCTCCCGACAGCCCCACTTTAAGCGGTGGCTTTGTAATCCTTGACGGCGTAAAACGAAACATCGTACAGGGTACAAAACACCGCAACCCCGACGGCAAAGTTAATTTTACGGAATTGGATGTGATTTAATGGGATTTTCGGTATCATCAAAAATCAAACTCAATATGCCTGTTGTAAAACAGCTTGATAGGGCAAAGCAACAGGCTCTTGAACAGACAGGTGACGCACTTCTTAAACAGGTGAAAAACACGCAGGTAATGCCGTTTGATACGGGTAATCTTCAGAACGAAAATACCTTTGAAGATTGTGCGCAGAGTTGGAACGGCACGGTTAAAATCGTGTCAAGCACTCCGTATGCAAGGCGGTTGTATTTTCATCCCGAGTATAATTTCAGCCGTAAGGAAAACATTGCCGCCGGCGGTAAATGGTTTGCACCGTGGCTTGAAGGCGGTACAAGACATAATTTTTGCAGTCGGGCATTTGCAAGATTATACAGAAAGGAAGCAGGACTTTGATTTACTTATCGGACATCAGAGATTGGCTCAAAAGCGTTACCTCAGCCGAGCATTACTACATCGGCAAGCTTGACAACAAGCAGGACAGGTCAATCGGTGTGTATTCATTAAAGCAGTCGGGAACACCCACAAGGGCAATCGGCGGTGAAAGCACCTACGATACAATAAGCGTGTCTTTGCTTATCCATTACACCGACAACGCAAGAGAAACCGAGGAGTTTGCACGCAGACTTTACGAAACGCTTTACGGCATTAAAAATGTTGAAATTAAGGAACACAAAATCTATATAATCGAACTGCTCACGGAAGAACCCGTTGATGTGGGAACAGACGACAAGGGTGTGTATGAGCAGGTCATTGAAGTTAAATTTTATTACGAAAGGAAGTAATTTTATGGCAAAAGTTGAATCGGGAGTATTCCCGTGCTATGAAAATCAGTTTGCGGTTGGCAAGGCAGGAACAGAATCCGCCACGACAAATATTGCTAACTGCGAAGAATTTTCTGTTGCATTTGACAACGGTGTCGAGGAATGGACAGCCTTTGAAAACGAGGGCTGGAAGTCAAGGCTTATGACAGCAAAGTCAATCACAATTTCGGTAAAGGGCAAGCGTACAATCGGTGACGCAGGCAATGACCAGATTGCCGCCCTTGCATTTGAAAACGGCAGAAAGACAGAAGTTTCGTTTATGTGGACCTTCCCCAACGGTGCAACCGTCCTCTTTAAAAATGCAGTTGTATCCGTTACATCAAACGGTGCAGGCGCAAGTACGGGTGTTGCTCCGCTTGAATTTGAAGTTATGTCAAACGGCAAACCCGTATATACAGCAGCCGCTTAAAAAACGAAAGGAATGAACGATTATGTCAAAGTTAATTGATATTACAGACAAGCTTAATTTTGAGGAAAAGCCGAGTGTCAGAGTTAAAAATGTTGACCTTGCAATCAACAATGACGCAGTTTCAATGCTCAAAGTTGCGGCACTTTTTGAGGACGGCAACGGTAAAAGTAAAGATGTTATCGAAATGTATCATCTTCTTTTTGATGAATCCGAGAGAGAAAAGATTGAAAAGTTAAAGCTGAATATGCACGATTTCAACGCCCTTATCAGCGAATCTGCCAAAATTGCAACAGGCGATTTGACTGACGAGGGGGAAGCTCAGACCCCGGCTACGACCTGATTGATGACTTTGATTTAATCGTGTCAAGCTTTCGCTCGGAGTACGGGGTCAGCATTTATTCAAAGGATTTTGCTAAAATGAGTTGGAATGAGTTCTGCTCACTTCTGCAAGGCTTAGGACCCGAAACACCGCTTGCAAGAACGGTTCAAATTCGCCTTGAAACCGACAAAGAAGTCTTGAAAAACTTTACTTCGTCACAGCATAAAATCCGCAACAAATGGCGGTCAAGGAATGTAAAGCACTATTCAGACGAAGATATGAACACCGTTCTTGCAGAATTTCAAAACTTTTTTGCTAATCTGTAAATTTGTACATAAATTTCGCTGTATCTACAAAATTCTTGACAATGTTAATATATAGTGATAAAATGTAACATACACTAACAAATTTATTAAGGAGAGTGTATGTTTATGAAATGTCCACATTGCGGAAACGAATTAAAGGACGATGCAAAATTTTGCGACAAGTGCGGTGCAGGCTTTGGCGGAAACGATTCAACCTCGGCAACCGTAAATCCTGTAAATGCGAAGAAGAAAATTTACAAGCGTTGGTATTTTTGGGTTATTATCGTTGTTGCTATTATGATTGTTGGCGGTGTAAACGGTGCAATTAACGGTAACAGCGGTTCAAACAAATCAAAGCAGGAAACTACTGTTGCAAATCAGAGTTCAGAAAAAACAACTGAAAAAGCGACAGAAGCACCGACCACAAAAGAAGTTGCAACAGAAAAGCCTACTAAAGACCCGAAGAAGGTTGAAAAAGAATTTAAAGACGGTTGCAAAACAGTCGACTTTAAAACTCTTTCAAGAAACCCTGACAAGTACAAAGGTAATGACTACAAGTTTGAAGGTCAGATTATTCAGGTTCAGGAAGGCTGGGGCGATTCGGTTGACCTGAGAATCAATATAACCAAAGAAGAAAATGAGTATCTTGATGAACCATTGTGGACTGATACAATCTACGCAACTGTAGAAATTCCTGACGGTGCGGACAAACTCCTTGAAGATGATGTAATCACATTCTGGGGAACTTGTGACGGCGACTATACATATGAAACCGTAATGGGCAACAATGTGTCACTTCCGAAAATCGACATCAAATACTACGAACTCAACAAATAAAACAAAAAGCCACTCCAAATGGGGTGGCTGTTCTTTTGCAAAAATTTTATTGGCGTACATCATAACGGTGTGCGCTGTTTTTATGCCTGTTTTTAAAAAATCTAAAATGAAAGGAAGTGGTGAATATGGCGACAAAGGCGGGTGAAATTGAGCTTGATGTCAGGCTTACGGGGGATGATATTTCCAAAACATTGCATAAGATTTCCGATTCAATTACAAAAAAGTTTGATTCGGCATTTTCAAGTCTTTCAAAAGATTTTGAAAATGTAAGCACGGATATGAAACAGTCCTTTTCAAAGGTTTCGGAGGGCGTTTCTCAGAAAACCGAGAAAGAGTTTTCAAACATCAAAGGCAGCGGTGAGCAGTTAAGCAATTCGGTTTCATCTTCGTTTAAGAAAATCGGTACAGTTGTGGTTGCCGCCCTTTCCGTTGCCAAAATCAAGGAGTTCGGTCAGCAGTGCATTGAATCGGCTGCGGAAGTCAATGCGGCAAATTCACAGTTTGAGCAGACTTTCGGCACAATGCAGTCGCAGGCAGAATCAGCCATTCAGAGCGTTGCCGATCAAAGCGGTATTCTTGAAACCCGATTACAAGGTGTCGGCACAAGCATTTATGCCTTTGCAAAAACTACGGGTATGGACAGTTCAAGTGCTTTGGGTATGATGCAGGAGGCTTTACAGGTAACAGCCGACAGTGCCGCATATTACGACCGTTCGCTTGAAGACACCGCAGAAAGCCTGAAATCGTTTCTTAAAGGCAACTTTGAAAATGATGCCGCACTCGGTTTGTCCTGTACTGAAACCACACGAAATGCGGCGGCTAATAAGCTGTATGGCAAGTCATTTACGGATTTGTCGGAATCGCAGAAACAGCTCACGCTTTTGCAAATGGTCAAGGACGCTAATCAGCTTTCGGGTGCTATGGGACAGGCAAGCCGTGAAGCAGACGGTTGGGAGAATGTAACGGGCAACCTCAGAGAAAGCTGGAAACAGCTCCTTGCCGTAGTCGGTCAGCCTATTCTTCAGGTGGCAACTCAGGTTGTAAAGCGGTTGAGTTCCGCACTTGCGACTTTAACGGAATATGCCAAAGGTGCGGTTGAATCGCTTTCAAAGGTCTTCGGCTGGGATACAGGCAATAACACCGCAAGCAATATCAAATCTGCGTCCGATTCTGCCAAAAGCCTTACGGATACGGCAGATGACAGTTCAAAGTCACTTGATAATGTTCAGAAAAGTTCCGAAAAAGCAAAGAGAAGTGTTGCGGGCTTTGATAAGCTGAATGTGCTTTCAAGCTCTGACAGCTCATCTTCAAAGTCAGACACCTCCTCATCAAAAAGCTCTTCAGGCGGTTCATCGGGCGGAGCTGTTGCAAAGAATGTTGTCAAGGACACAAGCAAAAATCTTTCGGGTGCATTCAAAAATCTATACGAAAAAAGCGGGTTTAAAGGTTTTGTCGATAATGTACAGAAAGGTATTAACAAGGTTGATTGGTTAGCTATAGGCAAGAACTGCAAGACCGTTTTTGATAATGCTGTTCCCATAGTTCAAAAGGCATTCGGCACAATGCAAAAGGTCGGTTCTGCAAAACTCGGGGCAATCGGCTCTGCATTCGGAGCGGTTGCGACAATCGGCGGAAAGTCGTTTCAGACCATTTCAGGCGGTGTTGCTAAGTGGATTTCAAAAGACAGGGAAAAGATTATCGGCTTTATCGACACCATAGGTAACAATCTTACAAACGGCTATAACAACCTTTCAACCTTTTTTGATAATTTCGGAACACTTGCAGGCAATGCAATTGACAATGTTCGCCCTCAAATGGAAGAATCAATTTCCAATCTTTTAAGCGGTCTTACAACCTTTGCTGGCTCAGTCGGCGAAGTTGTTTCGGGTGCGTTTTCAACTGCAACCGAAAGCCTTGTTGAATGGACTGAAAATGACGGTGCAACAATCACTGAATTTCTCGAAAATTTACAATTGCAGTTTGCAGATGTGTTTAACTTTATCGGTCAGATTTTCGGAGATATCGGAACAATTATCAGTAATTGGTGGAACGGCAACGGACAGCAGATTTTTCAGAATATCTGCAATATGTTTACCAATATCGGCACAACCCTGATGAATGTTTACAATCAATGGATTAAGCCTGCGTGGGATTTTATCGTAGCAATCGTAAAATCAGCGTGGGAAAATTGGCTGAAGCCTGTTTTTGAAGGTGCAATAAACTTCTTCGGCAAGGTTGCAGACTGTGTTTCAACCGTGTGGAATAACTTCCTGTCACCGTTTGTAAACTGGCTTGTCAGTTTTTGGGGACCTATATTTCAGAATGTTTTCAATGCCGTAAAAAGGGTGTTTGATAATGTGTTTACATTTATCGGTGGGTTGGTTACCTCTATACAGAAAACATTCGGCGGTCTTATTGACTTTATCACAGGTGTTTTTTCGGGAGATTGGAAAAAAGCTTGGCAAGGTATTTACGACTTTTTCAAAGGTATTTGGGATGGTATTTGTGCCGTGTTTAGATTTATTGTAAATGCTATCATTGACGGTATTAACGGCTTGTGGACGGGTATTTATAACTTTGTTTCCGGTGTTATCAATGCAATCGGCGGAATTGCAGGGGCAATTGGTTCTGTCATCGGGCAGGATTGGAGCTTTTCAATGCCTGAAAATCCGCCTCTCATTCCGAGATTTGAAGAACCCACAGAATCACCTGCACGAAAATTTGCAAAAGGCGGTATTGTTAAAGCTCCGACACTTGCTGTTGTCGGCGATAACGCAGGCGCTAACAGCGGTAACCCTGAGGTTATTTCTCCGCTCAACAAGTTGCAGGGTATGCTCGACAATTCGGGCGGTCAGGATACCGTGATTCTCACACAAATTCTTGACCTGCTTAAACGCATTTATGAAATGTTCATTATCTTCCGCAACAACGGCGGCAACACTTATTCGTTTACTGCCGAGCTTGAGGGTTCAACGCTTTTTGAAGAAATGATAAGGCAGGATGAGCTTTACAGACGCAGACACAACGGTAAATCCGCATTTGCATAAAGGGGGAATGATATGTCAAATTATAACGGTTATTTGCTTAAATTCGGCAACAACATAATGCCGAATAAGTACATTACCGCATTTTCGTCAACTCCGAATCAGCGACTTGAAACTTCTGCGGAACGAGATCAGAACGGTACGCTTCAAAGGGCAACGCTGCCAAATTACAAAACAAAAATTTCGTTTTCAACTCACATTCTTCATCTTGACGAAAAGATTGATTTTCAGTCGATTATCAACCTCTCAATGGCGAATAAGTTACAGAGGAAGTGCAGGGTAACTTATTGGAACGATGAAACGAACAGCTATTACACCTCTTATTTTTATATTCCTGATATTGAATATACCGTAATGAATGCCGAAAAGAATGATATAACCTATCAGCCGATTACTATTGAGCTGATTGAGTATTAAGGGGTGATTCTTAAAAATGCTTGTATCTAAAGAAATTGCTGATAAGCTGAAAACAAACACACTTTACAACACCGTTGCCCTGCATTCTCCTGACGGTAGTTTTGAGGATATAACCGGCGAAAGTATCGTGCTTGACAGCTTTTCACTTGAAAATGAAATCGTTGAAAAAGAATTGAAATTCGGCGGTTGCATAGCCTCTGAAATGAGCGTGAAACTCATTGATTATGATTGCTCGGCTTTGATAAGAAAGACGGTACAGGTCATCATAACGGCAACATATCTTGAATCAGAGCTGTATCCGTCAGATGATTTGTACCCGTCAGATACTCTTATTTGTCCTGCCGAAACAGGAACGGTTGAATGTCCTGTTTTCTACGGTAAAATTCAGTCGGCTCAAAGAGATAAAAAACAGCGTAACATCGTCAAAATCACAGCCTATGACGCTTTTTATGATATGTCAAAGGTGGATATGTCTTTGTGGTTTGCAGGCAAAGAGAACGAGGACGGCAGTTTTGCTTATGGTTATGCGCACTATCAAAAAGACGATAATTTTAAGAGCTTTTATTCAATAATCGCAGAATTTGCCAAAGATTATGCAATTACAGGGGTTTCACCGCCGAGCTTATCTGTCTTTAGTGTACCGCTGAAATTTGATGATACCTGCGTGGAAAAGGTTATAAAGGACATTACCTTGTCAGATTTAATCCAAGCTTATGCAGAATTAACTTTGAGCTTTGCCGTTATAGATGCCGACGGAAAAATGCGTTTTAAAAGGCTGTATTCTCAATCTTCCGTTGAAACAATCGATTCGTACAAAGATTTATCCTTTGAAGATTACGAACTTGAGCCTATCCGTATGTACAGTGCTAAGTTTGCTGATAAAAAAGCGTTTTTGTATGGCAACAGTAACGATTTTTCGTGGTATGTTTCCGATAACATTTTGATGAGGTGCAGAACAACAGCAAGTGATATCGGCATAAAATATAATTCTGTTAATTTTTTTGGTGATGTATATAAATACCGCCCGACAAAAATTAAGCTGTTTTCGTATTGGTGGCTTGAGGCAGGCGATAAGTACACAATTAAAACTCCGTTTGAAGATTTGCCGACAATCGAAACATTTGTGTTCAATAAGAAAATGAACGGATTTATAACTGCCCTCACATCAAAGGGCGAAAAACGATTAGGAAAGGAAGTAAAAGAAAATGAACAAATACAATAAAATTGTCTTTGTGAACGGCTCTGCTCCGCCCCTCAATGCCGATAACCTCAACCATATGGACGAGGGGATTGAACGGGCAACAGACGGGGCAATTGCACTTGAAACCGAAATAGCCACGGCAAGAGGCGGTCAAAATTCGCTTGGAGCAAGGTTTGATACGACCGACGCAAATCTTGCAAGTAAAGCCAATAAATCGACAACGCTTGCAGGGTACGGAATTACGGACGCATATACGAAGGAAAGAACAGACCAAAAACTTGCCCAAAAGCTCAATTCAATGCCGTTCGACAGCGAACCAAAAAATAACAGCCCGTGTTACCTCACAAGCGGTACGGTTTACAATGCTCTGCTTGTGAAAGCAGATAAAACCGCCTTGGCGACTAAATACGATTCGTCAAATATTGAAAGCGGAACATCAACTCTTACACCGTACTCTACTCAGATTGATAAAATAAAATCTGCAACTTGCCTTTATGAAAAAATTGGCGATATCGTTATTGTAAATGTCACCGTCATTATGAACGAAACATCTTTAGGCGGAACATCTTCAATATCTTTGCTCAATATGCCTTTCTCAAACAAATCGGATGTGATTGCATATGATATCGGAGTAAGCAAAAACGGTGGTATGTTTAGAGCCGGTGTAACCAAATCAGCTTGGTTACAGTTTATGCCACTCAACAAGCAGTCTTATAATTTCGTTGCTGATGAGCAGGTGAACTTTTCTTTAATTTACAAGGTATAAGGAGGCAATATGAATCAGCTTTTTGAAATTGCACTTGAGAATCTCTCTCAGGACAGTGTATCTGTACTAAAAAAGCCGTATGTAGAATTTATGGGACAGCGGTTTTATGGTACAAATATTCGTAATACATACGCAAACAGTCCGTCAGGCAGAACACTCATAAAAGAGTCTTTGTCTGACGAATACTACAACGCCGTTATGGCGGTGTGGGGCGAAATCCCTACTGTAGATGATCCGATGATAGAAGAAAGCGAGGAAACATAATGAAGAAAATCAACTGGAAGCAGAAACTTACAAGCAGGAAATTTTGGGCAGCGGTAATCGGTTTTGTTACAGCACTCCTTATGGGATTTGGAGTAACAGAAACCGAAACTGCACAGGTTACATCAATTATAATGTCCGCAGGTACGATGATAGCGTATATCATCGGCGAAGGCATGGTTGATGCCAATCGTAATGATTGTTAAGTGCCTATGATATGGATTATATGTATAGGTATTTTTCTTTCAGGTGTTATATTATTGACAACAGGAGGATAAAATGAGTAAAACAACAGTAGATAAAATTCTTAAAATTGCCCGTGCCGAAGTTGGCACAAAGGCAACAAATGTAAAACGCTGTAAATATAATACAGCGTTTTACGGAGCGGAAGTATCGGGCAGTTGCTATGACTGGTGTGCTGCCTTTATTTGGTGGTTGTTTAAGCAGGCAAATGCAGATGATATGCTCGGCGTTAAAACTGCCGGTTGTGGTGTTCTTGCACAGACTTTTTATAACAAAGGTAAAATCGTACGGAGCGGCTATAAAGCTGGCGATATTGTTCTTTTTCACTGGAGCAATGAGGCAAGCACAATTGTCCCCGGTGCGTATGCCGTTGACCATGTAGGCATTATTGAGAGTGTTAATTCGGATGGCTCTTACACAACTATTGAAGGTAACACAGGCGGTGGCAACGGTGCTGTGCTCCGTCAAAAAAGATGGTCAAGCTGTATCAGCTATGTATGCAGACCGGATTATGTTTCTGCAAATAACTCAAATCAGGGGGAAGAAGAAATGATTAAAATGGGATCAAAAAATCTTGCAACGCTTGCTTTTAAAAAGCAGCTGATTACATTATACAACATGAAAATTATCAAGACTAAAGTTGACAATTCGGCTGGTTTTGGCAATGGCACGCTTAAAGCCGTCAAAGAAGCACAGAAAGCAGCTAAAATTACAGTTGACGGCATTGTCGGAGAAAAGACAATCAATGCAATTTATCATCTCATAAATGATTGCAATTGGTCTAAAGACAAAAAAATTGCAAATGCAAAGAAAGCGTTAGGTTAATCTTACATATCCATAATAACGCCCCTAAAAAGTTATTATGGAGGTAAAAATGCGTAGCTTTATCGGCTGGATTGGTGGCAAAAGCCACCTTAAAAATCAGATTATTTCACTCATCCCCAGCGACAGTAACCGCTACATAGAGGTGTGCGGCGGTGCAGGCTGGGTCTTATTCGGTAAGGATAAAATCAAAGGTCAAATGGAGGTATTTAATGACGTTGACGGCGACCTGATTAACCTTTATAAGCAAATAAAATACAACTGTTCAGCACTTCAAAAAGAGGTTGACTGGTTACAATCTCGTGAGTTGTTTTCGCAATATCGCTATGAGATTGAGAATCAGGTTGAGCTTACTGACCTGCAAAGGGCAGCACGATATCTTTACTTGATTAAATGTAGCTTTGGTAGCAATAGAAATTCTTTTGCGACCGCCCCTAAAACAATTTATAATATCGTTTCTGAATTACCAAAGTACAAGGAGCGATTAAAAAGTGTAATCATCGAAAACAGGGACTTTGAAGACCTTATAAAAACATACGACCGTGATTCTGCTCTGTTTTATGTAGATCCGCCATATGTGGCATCAGAACGCTACTATAACCGTAACTATACTAAGTTCAATAAAGATGACCATATCCGTTTAAATGCCGTTTTAAAGGGGATTAAAGGGCGTTTTATCTTGTCTTACAATGATTGTGATTTTATCAGAAATCTGTATAAAGACTACAACATTAAGTGTGTGAGCAGGCAAAATCTACTCCCTGCAACCCCCGATAATTGTGTGGAGTTCAAAGAAGTTATCATAACTAATTACTGATTTGGTAATAATATTACCAATTAAGCAAAATAATAACGCAGTAGTATATTATATTACTTGGGGCGTTATTATGATTAAAATTCATTTGTCCGATTTGCTTGGCAAATACCGCATAACGCAGGCTGAACTTGCCCGTAAAACCGGCATAAGACCTGCGACAATATGCGATATATATAATGAGATGTGTGACCGTATTAACCTTGAACATTTGGACAGGATATGCGAAGTCCTTGGTTGTGATGTTGCTGACATCCTTGAATATCAGCCAAATAAGATTAAAAAGACCGGCACAAATCTCATTTTAGAGCAAAACGGCAACCGAAAAAAGAATAATTAACACAAAAAAACACCTTGCAGATGAGTAAAATCTCTGCAAGGTGTTTTTATTTTTTGGAAATATTTCTGCAACAATATGCAAAAATCTGATTTTTAAATTTTTTTATTTAGTGCGAAAAGTTTTTTTAATTTGTGCGAAAAGCGACATTAGTCATTGCAGCACCCGGCCACTCTGCGTTGAAGTCAGTATCGTTTACCCAAGAATATGCATAAGCTTCATTATAGGTATTATTGCTGTTATAAAGATAGATACGACGGGAATCGCTTGCAACAGTCTTATCGGGAAGAGTAAAATTAACCCCGGAAGAAAGCTCAATTCTTGTTGCACCGGATGGTGCAGTGGCTTCAAAAACTTCCGACGAAGGATCTTTGCTTACCTTTTCTGTTTTAAGAACCGTGCCGTCATCCTGAGCAAAACGACATGTAACAGAAGAAAAACCATTCCATTCCTTATTCTTGTTCAGGTTAATGTAAATCTTCTGATCCAAAGATGTTGCCGCAAACACATTAAGCGACATACCCGACACGGCACATATCGAAAGCATGAGGGTAAGTGCAAGCACAAGAGAAAAGCTTTTCTTTGCGGTTATGCAAAGCTTTTTACCTAATTTCATAATTTTTTCTTCTCCTTCATTGCCGATTACTTTGTTTTGGCAGTCAAAGTACAATTAAACAGAACTGCATAGGACAGTCCAATATATCTGCCAACTAATTATGAAACGCAATTTTTTGAATTTGTTCT